ACTCTTTCAAGCCGCTTGGATTTGTTAGTAGCACGTCATAATAAACTTCATCAGGCAACGCTTCGGTTTGCGTGTCTGTCAAGCTGATGGTGACTGTACCGGCAACGCGATTTGTGTAGTCAATAGCGAAGTCGGCGTATTTGGTGGTGCGGTTTTTGTTCCACGTTTGTGCAGCAACGGACCAGCCGGTAAGATTGATGGCGTCATCGTTGCTGTCCTTAAATTGCAGCGTGATGCTGTGATCCGCACGACGCTGAAGCGCGATGTTGTAGATGCCAGGTTGGACAGCCATGACGCACCTCCTTTGCCTAGTCTAGCGTTGATCAGGCGTTTTCCAGCGCAGCAACCTTGGCTTCAAGTTGTTCGATGCGCTCCATTGCCTCTTGGAGTGCTTTTGCAGCCTTTAGGTAAAGGATGGAGTATTTGACGCCCTTGGTGACGACACCGGTTGGAACGTCGTTTTCATCAAGCTCCGGCACCTCGTAGACAAGGCCGGGTGATACATTTTCGATTTCCTGTGCGATGACACCAAGCTGGGTCAGGCTTGGATTCTTGATTTGATTGTAATTGACAAACCGAAAAGCCTTGAAGTCATCCCACTGGGACGAAGCGTCAACAATGTTAGTTTTTAGCTTAATATCAGAAAGCTGGCCATAGTTGCCGGTGTCGTTGTCAATATCGCCGTTTGTGTAGATTTTTACACACGGCGTACCTGTTTCTTCTTGCCCGAGTGTCGAGTTGTAATAACCTGAAAACAGAGTATATGTAAAGCCCGCGCTAGCGGACGATTGAGCGTAAAATGTGTTATTTAACGCCATATTGTATAGCGTTCCATTTTGGCCAAAGACGCCACGGATATATCCGTTAACCCAAAACGCCATATCATTGACGCCATGATCGTATTGGATCCGACCTGCGTTGTTGGCTCCTGAGCTGGTGCCATCAGCAAAGTAGATATTGCAGTCGTAGGACGAAGACGACGTGGCAATCGTAATACCGGAATCTGCACCGGACTCGTAAACGACAAGTGAGTTAGCCGCGCTGTTGTAACTACCAGGCGAGTCCGTGCCAACGCCGAGCGGTGTTGTGTCGATATTGCCGGAAAGCGTTCGCAGCGTAATCCATGCACTATTCGATGAATTTCGCATCTTCAGCACATTGTTGCTAGTATCCGCCCAGAACATGTAAGCCGTTCTGGTGGAAGGCTGCGAAGATCCGCTATTGTTGCTAAGAATTGCGCTTAATGAATTATTAAGATCCGTGCGGAACGCCGCGCCGGACTGATTGGCGATGTTGTAGTCGTGCTGAGCCATTAGGTGATCTCCTTGCCGAAGCCCACGGCAACGTAGTTAAAGGCGTGACTCTCAATCGCGCCATTGTACTGAAAGTCTATCTTAAAATCGTTGCGCGTCACGTTAAAGACAGACACCGTAGCGTTGGGGTTGGCGTTATAGCCCACAGCAGTTACAACCGGTTCGACGTAGAACGGTGCAGCAAACGACACCGTTGTAGTCGAGCCTTCTGTCGTCTGCAATGGCCCGATTGCTTCAGTGCGCTGCTGCAACTCGAATGTCGCACCAAGCTCATCAATAATAATGTTTTCCGATTCGACCTCCGCAATCGCCTTGACCTTGAACTGAAAACCACGACCGCGAACAGTTGCATTGGTAAACTCGCGCCACGGGCCCCAAGTTGGCGACGATTCAGGGTCATCAGATGTTGCCCTGACATACATGATGGCATCGGTGTAATCGACAAGACCGTTATCCACATCAATCGTTGACCACGAATCAATATTCCCAGCACGGCTATCCCATAATGTGCTGCTAGCTAGATACCCTCTCGTAACAAGGTGACGCTTGATATTCATGTCAAACACTGCGCCCAGATCAACCACGCGGTCGAACTCGTATTCGCCTGTCTGCAATGATGTGTCGTCAAGGATCAAGCCATCAAGCGTTCCGCTGTACGACATATTGGTTCCTGTACCGCTAAATGCAGCAACTGCAATACTGTCAATCGCCCCAAGGCTATCCCAAGTGCCAAAGTCATCAACAAGCGTCAAATACGATTGATCTTCGCGGTAAGTTTCTACAAGTAGACGCGGTTGCGACTCAGGGAAATCAACAACAAATGTTGCTGCATTTTCAGACCGGTTTCCGGTATCATCCTCAAACTTCACAAGATATGTGCCTTCAAGCAAAGGCACCATCTTCTGTGTTTGGCTGCCTGTAGCAGCAGCAACGATTGATTGCGACTTATCCCACTCAACATTTTCTGTTGCGTTACTGTGTCTAATTAAAACCTTGCCATTAAGAATCACATCAAGTGCAGTGGCGCGATCCCAACTAAGAATTGCCGTTGTTTCCGAGCTGGAAACCAAACTTAATCCGGTTACATCCTCAGGTTTTGCAGTTTTGGCTTCCGCGACATAAGTGGCGCTAGCTGGCTCCGGTCCAGAGATCTGGGATACGTTCAAGCTCCAAACCTGGAATTGATACTGACCAGGCTTGTAGTCAACAAGCTCATAACCTGGATTGGCGACAAACCTTGTCATCCAATTGCCGTTCTCTTCACGCCACTGGACCCTGTACTGCTCCGCACTTGGTACGTTATCCCAGTCAAGAATTAGCTTTGCGCGCGCTATTCCGTTAACTTCATAAAGCACTTCTTCGACCTTCAGCGAACTAGGTGCCGGTGGTGGTACGTTCAGGTTTGTAATGTCACGCGGAATTAGTGCAACACCCTCCTCGACGTTTGCATATTTGCTTTGGTTGTACGCTACTGCGGCAACCGTATAGTTGATCCCATCTTCTTCTTGGATACCAATAACGCGCCAGAGCGATGTTTGTATATCGTTCGTACCAAGCACCCAAACGCTGTTGGGATTAGGTGCAGTACTAAAGGCATCGGCAACGGTAACGACCGAGCCAGTCACATTAGAAACAGTGCGCTGTTCCAGTGTGCCGTCAGGCAGGACAACATTCATCTGCCTGTTTACTGATGCAGTGGGAATCCCACTTGCGTCATCAACCGTAATTGCCGTAGTCGTGGCAGAAACAATGCGCCCACCACGGCGAACATCGCTTCTCAGTGGATCGCTGATTTTGATGATCTGGCCAGGGCGAACCACTACGCCAGCATCAACACTGGTGGTAAAGGTAACAGTCTCTGATTCGTAGCGTTCTGAATACAGCAGCCACCGGCCAATACGATTTGCCTGACCGCGAGAAGTACAAGCAAATGCCGAAATTTCTGTTTTAACAACACCCCACTTGGCGATCATTTCTTGATCTTCTACTGCTTCATAAGCAATATCCCTAAGCTGCAGATCTAGATAGCTGACAATTGCAACAGTTGGCCTATTTCTGCGGCTGCTACTTTGATATGTGAATCCATCTGGTGTTACGTTGGCAAGTGTAAATGCGTAAGCAGCATCAGCCGGTCGATCCTGAGATATGGTTAACGCACCAGATGCCCAATAGGGCATTGCTCTAAATACCGAACTCATATCATTGATCAGCTTGAAGGCATCCTCTGCGGTTTGGATGTTGACATTGCAGCTAAACCGTGGCTCTTGTCCGCCAAAGCCATTTTCGACAAGTTCACTGCAGTATTGGCTGGCAGAATAAAACGAAAACTTATCAAGCCGAGAAGCATTGCCGGTAAAGCTTGCTTTTTCGGCATCGGTAAGGATCTGATCACCAAATCCGTATCGCGTTGATGTCAGGAGATCCCATAAAATCCAAGCCGGATCAGTTGTCCATGCAGCAGCACCAAACGTGCCATCCCACAAACCGCTGTAGATCAGCCTTCCATTGACATCATCAACAGTTGCATTGCTTGGAATTTTTACTTTGATGCCGCGAATGCGGTATTTCCTAGCTGGGATATTGCCGAACTGAGAGGCATCAATGCGAGCGCCAAACAAGGCACTATTGGGATATGCCAATTTTGCTCGAATAATTTCAGTATAAGTAGTCCAACGAAAGTCATTGGCGTATTGCAGCAAATTACTCTCTGACTGCTTTGAGGCGGCTGATTGACTAACACGCCGCACTTTTATTTCTACAGCATCGCTAAAAGACTGCGTAAAGTTGATGATGTAGTCGCGTTGATAGGGGTTAGTGGTTCTGCCCTTGATGTCATCCCTTATGACTTCTGTGTAGTCAAGCTCATCATCATACCGTACGCTAATCGTTAATTCAATCTGTGCGCCACGTTGATCACCATCTTGTTCAATGCGTAATAACGCCGGAATGCTAATAGTTATTCTTACTGCATCAACATTCTTGTCTGTAATCTCGCGTACTGCACTTTGATCTTGCGTGTCAAACAACACGCCAACTGGTACCTCCTCCTCGACCGTATCCCCTAAGGGGATGGGCTCTTGATCCTGCGTTCCATTCCTTGTGTAATATTGAACTTCCTTAAAATTGAACGATCCATCGTCTGCCTGTAGTGGCGTGTTGTCAAAAAATACGCTCTTTGCGCCATCGACTAAACCTTCGATCTCGCCCTCACTGATTAGGTCAATGACCTGAGCATATTGTGTTGATTCAAGATCGTCCTTGTCAATGTTTGGCGTCCTGCCGCCGCGAGAACTAGAGCCGCCCTTGCCACCACCGCCACTTGCACCATAAATCCGTGTCATACCGCTACCTTCTCGGTGTCAATACCAGCAGAAATCACAACAGATCCGACGATGGTTTCACCGTAAACGACTGGCACGGGAACACCTTGGCGAGATGTCTGCTGGATGCCGCTAAAACTGTATGTTTTCCGTGGATCGGTTTCGGTATCCGGCCCAGATGGAAGCGTTGGTACTGGCGTCAATAACTGCGCGACACCGCCAAGTACAAGGCTTGCACCAAGAAGACCCACGCTAAGCGAGATTTTACCAAATGTCACACCGAGCAAAACCGTGCTGCCTGGTATGAAAATTGATGCGGCGATCAAAGCCACACCAGCAATAATTTGCCCAATACCGCCAGCATTCCCACTAGCACCAGCCAATACCGGCACAATTTTGATTTCCTGTTGTCCGGCTGGATCATGCAGTTCATCCTTATTAAGCTGATACCCACCAACAATCACCTTATAGTGTTGATCGGCCATATGCTGCTCAATCGCAGGAAAGTTCGCAAGTAAAAATCGGACGGCCTCTGCAGCATTAGCTACTTCGGCTTTGAACACACGCCGACCCAGAAACTTTGCCAGCCTGCCATAAACTCGGATTTCACGCAACATGATGACAGCTACCCTTTCGCTATCTTAGGTAACTCAGGATGCCGCAGTCTACGACCTGTGCATTTTGCAAGCCAGCCGCCATACATGTCACGCGACGACAGGCGTTTGCGGAAATGGTGCAGCATCATACCATCACCGATATAAACACCACAATGGTTCAAGCCTTTATTGCCGATTGCCATCAAAATAAAATCACCACGCTCCAGTGGGTTCTCGTCGGGTATAAGCTCAAATCCAGCTATTTTCCATGACCGTTCAAATAGCGGATCTGATTCAAATTCTGTAGGCGTTAACGGGCGCTCAAAGTCCAGCAGTCGCAGGTTGTTTTCGGCGTACCAGTCATATGCCAACGTCCAACAATCCGTGACGCCCCATACCCATTCGCGTCCGATCAATGGCGCTTTGTACCCCTTCGGGAGCAATTCGTCGCTCCATTGGCCTGTGCTTGGGTTGACGATATACCAAGGCAGATCGCCCGCTTCGATGGATACAAGGTCCGCTTGACTCGGCGTTGCTGGCATCCTTGGGTGGCTGTGGACAACTGCAATAATCTCGCCAGCATCTTCGGCCTCCGCATAATCAGCGGGATCAAGAATAAACTGCTCAGTACCTTCAGCAAGGTTTTTACATGGCCAGTATTCCTGTTTACCCTTGACGATGACAACAAGACCGCAGGCTTCACGCGGCTGTTCATCCCTAGCGTGTTGTGCCGCTTGCGCTTTCCAGCTTGCGTTATCCATAGTACACTCCGATACCTGGGAAGCTGCCAAATGGCAGCCTGTTATTTTCACCAAAATGGTCTTCGCAATCTTTTAGGGTTTTGTTGCAGGTCTCAAGGGGGCCGCTATAACTACACTCCGTCGACTTGTAGACCCACTGGCAAATGTTGGACAAGCATTGACGCTTGGGTGCCCTGACGCCTGCAAGGTCAAAAATTGCTGCAAGTTCAAATTCGACAATTGCACGATTCTCGACAGTCTTGCGGTCCACATAGTAAATTTCACGCGGAAACTCAGGAGCCGTTGGATCAGGTGTGCCGTATGGGTTTACATTGCCCGTAAAATTAACTGCATCGAGATAACGCGCCAAGGTGCGGATTCTTGTTACCTTTGCGCCTTCGAGCCCATCCGGTAGTGTCAGCAAAACTGCCGTGATAAGGTTAAGCGCATTTGAAATGCGGATCTTGGGGCGTGGAAGCTGGCCTGAACCGGTGTATTCAAAACCTTCCATTTCCACCGGATAGCGTTGATATACATTTCCGTTCCAGATGATGTCATTATTGTCTTTTTCGTTGACACCTGGATGAAAACGGTACAGCGTTGTCGAGCCGTGCAGGGTCGAATCGAGTTGCATCTCAAATAGCTCGATGATCGCACCGGGCGCAACTTCTTGTAAAGCAGATACTGGTACTGCCATTACGGTTCAAATACCTGTTGGAATGTTACTGTGATTTTGCTGCGCTCAAATTCGTACAATTCACGGACCCAACTTGGGCAGATCCACTTGTAAGACGTAGTGGTATCAGGTGGCGTCCAATCAAAACTGGCAGAATCAATGGCGCGGGCATTAAGGAAGGCTTCGATGATGTCAGCATCATCATCGGTGACATCAAAGGTTAGCTGCCACTCTTTTGGGTTCTGATTAAGCCCAAAGATGACGCGGTGCTGATAACCATCGCCAAACTGAACAGTGCGAGTTCTTGGCTCGCTACTCTTGTTTGCGGAATAAACCGGATCGTAGCTGGGAAAGGTAGCCATTATGCGAGCAAGCCTCCAGGGCGTTTTTGTTTGATCAACTCAG